ATAATAAATATGACAGAATAACAAACCACACAAAATATGTTAATGGAACTCATAAAAGAAGACTGTTATATTGATGTGGAAAAGCCAATGGAATATCCTCCAATAGCTTTAAGTTATGGAGAAAAAACAATACAAACAAAAAATGGAGAAAAAACATATCCAATACCTTTAGGAACATACGGTAATTTTAGCTTTGTTCAAGCACCACCTAAAACCAAAAAGACATTTTTTATTAGCTTATTAGCTTCAGTTTATTTAAGTGGTGGTAATAATTTTGGTGGAAAAATACTTGGGCATAGAGACAATAAGTGCTTAATACACTTTGATACAGAACAAGGACATTGGCATAGTCAAAAAGTTTTTAGAAGAGTTAAAGACATGGCCAATATTAAAAATCTAGGATGTTATCATACTTATGCTTTACGTACTATAAATTACAAAACCCGAATAGAGTTTATTGAATATATATTAAAAGAAAATAAAGAAAAAAACGGATTAGTCATTATTGATGGTATTGCTGATTTAGTAAGCGATGTAAATAATATTGAAGAATCTAATTTATGTGTACAAAAAATAATGGAATGGAGCGCTAAATTCAATTGCCATATTATTACTGTTATACATAGCAATTATAATAGTGACAAGCCAACTGGTCATTTAGGAAGTTTTTTAATGAAAAAAACAGAAACACAAATACAATTAGAAGCAAACACAGTAAACAAAGAATGGATAACTGTTAGTTGTAAAAATTCTAGAGGTTATGCGTTCGAAACATTTAGTTTTAGTATAAACGAATTTGGATTACCTTTTGTAGTTGGCGAGATATACGATCCATTAGAATATTTTGTAGTACCAAAAAAGAAATTATTAGAATGAAAAGTTTAGTTGAAATAGCCTATTTAAAACACAAAGATTGGATTAATGTTGTAAAATCTTTTGGATGCAACCCAAGCTTAGCAGAAGACATTGTACAAGAAATGTATATACAACTACATTTAGACGTTAATAAAGGTTTGGATTTATGGTATGGAGATGACGTAAATCATTATTATTGCTATAAAGTTTTAAGAGGTATTTATTTAAACGTTTATAAAAAAGAAGCTAAAAAAATTAAAATATATTTAGACCAAACAAAAGACTTAATACAGATTGACGAAAAAGAAATTGACGAAATAGAATATGCTAAAAATAAAGAAAAGGTAGATAAGATCTTAAATGAATTATATTGGTATGATAGAAAAGTTTTTGAGATTATAGCAAGTGGAAAAAGCGTTGCGTCTTTAAGTAGAGAAACTGGGATAAGTTATGTTTCACTTTACAACACATACAGAACAACTAAAAAATTTATAAAAGAACAAATATGAAATTAGGTGATTTAGTTTTTTACATTACAAAATACACAGGTATTAGATGGTTAGTAAAAAAAATTACAAAATGGTATGGCATACAAGATTGTGGTTGCGACAAAAGACGTGATGAGTGGAACGATATAGATTTAGACTTATGGAAAAAGTAGACAAAGAACAATGGGAAAAATTTAAGTCAGAGTTTACAACTAGACTTACACAAACACAGTACAAACTATTATGCACATTACACTCTAAATATTTTAACCACTCTTACTATGAGCCTTGTAGTTGTAGACCTAGAGAGTTAAAAAGATGGATTGCAGATATTGATAATCTATATAACAAATGTTAAAGTTTTGTTAAATAGTTAAAAAGTTGTTTATTAATTAAAATTGTTTAGTATATTTGTATTAAGCAATAACAAAAACAATTATGAGAACACAATTAACTGATTTAAAAAAAGAACTTAGACAGATACAAACTACACTTATACACCTAAAAACAAAAGGTAGTTTAACAGAACACATTAAGAAACGTTTAGAGAATAGAGAACTATATATAAAAAGTATAATATTTAACATACAATAAAATGAAGAAAACAAAGACAGGATTGCATATCCAAACACGCAAAAACAGGATTGAGGTTTACACTCAAAAAGAATTAGAAAAACAAGAACAACAACAACAAGAAGCACGAGCATTTATAATACGCTTAGCAATATTATTATTTGCTTCACTAACTTTTGTGTTAGGGTTTATTATTGGCACAGCTTCATAATGGATTTACTACAGAAACAATCATACAATCTTTGGTTTAATTGGCTTGCCGATAAAATATTAGAATGGAAAGACGCTAAACCTGCTAACACTGATTTAAGAAATTGTGTAAAAGCTATGAACGAAATTGGTATGTTCGTAAATGGTTTACGTATGGAAGTAGAAGTATTGACAAAAAGAATTACACTTATTAGGCAACAAAAAAACCAATTAATAGAAAAACAAAAGCAAGAAATAGAAGATTTAAAACATAAACTAAAACAATTTGAATTATGACAATAACATATAGACAATTTGAGCTAGAAGTAGATTATAATTTTTATAAAGGCGAAGAACAAGACTATGATTATCCTGGTTCACCAGATGAAGTAGAGCTATTATCAATAGAGTTAAACGGAGTAGATATAATGGAACTATTGAATGTAGACCAATTATATGATATCGAAGCAATAATATTAGAAAATCACTAATGAATATACTTGAGATAGCAAATGAAATAATAAACAACCGTTCAGAAGAAAAAGAACGAATGTATGGACCATTTTCAGAAGGAATGGAAAGAGCAGCTATGATAGCTTCAGGAGCAACAGGTAAACACATTACAGCAAAAGATATGTATATGTGTCTTGTAGCTTTAAAGCTTTCTAGACAATCTTATAATCACAAAGAAGACAATTTATTAGATGCTGTTGCTTATTTAGCGGCTTTAAATAATTATAATAATGAAAAATAAAACAGCAATCACGTGTGTGTTTTTAAATCCACAATATGCTAGAACAACACCAAGAGGATTAGAGTTAATATATTTAAAAGAATTATTAGAAGAGAAAAATAGAGAAGTATTAATATTTGGAAACAAATGTAGAACTAACAAAGACTTAGATTTTTTTAAAGATATAACTGAAATAAAAAATCACAATATAAATTCTATTATTTTGCAATTAGCCCCTGCAAACTTTTATGGTGGTGAATACCAGGACTTTTCTATTCCTTGTATTAAAAATATTGCAGATATTTATAATAGTAAAAAAGTAAAATTTAATATAATACCAACTGACCCGAGAATAAAGCCTTTAAATCCTGCTAAAATATTCTTTGATAGATTCGGCTTATGTGAAGAGTATATTGAAACATGGGACCAAATTATTTTAAATAGTATTTATTTATTTCCAGGTAAAGATCTTAATAAATTTTTTGACATGGATAATAATTTTAACACTTATAAACTAAATTGGTTTGCTTATATATTTAAAAAAGGAGTTGAGTTTTGCCCGTATTTTAAAAATAAAGACTATGATGTAATTTATTACGGTGATAAGCGCGGTAGTTATAGAAATAACAAAATCAAAAAACTATTACCTCTTTCTACTAAAAATCTTTTATTAGGATATAAAGAGCCAAAAATAACTTATGCTGAATATAAATCTAAAGTAAATCATTCAGATTTATTTAAGATATTAAATAAGTGCAAAGTTAGCTTGGTTATAGGAGATAAAGAACATGAAAATAATGTAGCAACATTTAGATTTTATGAAGCTTTAGCCTCTTCTTGTATTGCAGCTATAGATATTGATTATGACCCAAATAAGGAGTTAATTAAAAACGAAAAACTAAGAAATGTGTTATATGTAAACAGTAAAAATCAAGTTGCTAATTTAGCAAAACTTTATACTGAAAACGAAATACTAGCAAGAGAAATAGTAACTCTTCAAAAAGAAGAACTAAAAAGAATATTTAATGAAATATAAAGTAAGATTTGCAGGTTCTACTTTAGAGGTAGAATACTTAAGAAAAGAAAAGTTAAATGATGATTCAGATGTGTACATATTCACAGATAATAAATATATTTACCCTATAAAAAAAGAAAACATATTATGTGGCAATTTCAAACCGTAACAGAAGCTTTTGAATATTATTACAAAAAGTTAGACTCTCAACAAAGTTCTAATGGTACTAAAGCTTTATACAATCAAATTTTTACAATATTAGATACCAAAGAAAAAATAGTTAAAACTCCTAAACGCGGCTTTAAATTAGACTATGCTGAAAAAGAATGGCAATGGTATTTGTCTAAAAACCGTGATGCTACGGAAATAGCTAAAGTAGCCAAGATTTGGTACAACCACATGGATGAACGTGGTTATGTTAATTCTAACTATGGTTGGCAATGGAGTAGAAACAATCAATTAGAATATGCAATAAAAGAACTACAGCGTGACAAATATTCTAGACGTGCTGTTATAAGTATATATGATGGTAAAGAACATGTAGGCTATTCTAAGGATACTCCTTGCACATTATCAATTCAATTTTATTATACACCAGACTCTGACAAGTTACATATGACAGTGTTAATGCGTAGTAACGATTTATGGTTTGGTTTTTGCAATGATGCTTATTGTTTCTTAAAATTACACGAGTTAGTTGCTAATAGTCTTAATAGTGAGCAAGGTTTTTATACACATTACGCTCAAAATTTACACATATACGAAAGACATTATAATAAAAATATATAAATTATTTTTTTTATTAACAAGTTATTTGTATATTAGCTATAAATTATAAAACATAAAACAATGAATTTATATTACGGAATAAAATACGAACATTTAGGTTACTACGTTGACTATCATGTTGGCAATAAATATTATGGTTCTATTAAAATAGAAAACCCAGATAGAGAAGTTATTGGCTATTGTGGTAAACAAGAACATATCGCCGAGGAAACTATTATCTTTAAAAATAAAAAAATCACTAAAGGTATGAAATACCATACTTATTTATATCCTTTATGTGGTAGGTCGAATATAAAAATTTAATGTATTACATTTACCATATAGATGGTGTAAAAGTAGGTTGCACTAAAAATCCTACAAAAAGAATTATAGTTCAACAAGGTTATTCTGACTTTGAAATATTAGCTAAAACAAAATGTATTGATGAAGCTTCTAAATTAGAATTTGAATGGCAAAATAAATTAGGCTATAAAAACGATATAAGAACATATAAACAAACAATAAATAATTTTATGCTACACATTACTAATCAAACTATTACGTTTAAGAAAACATTTAATAAAAGCTTTGACAATTATACTTGGCCAACTAATATTGAATTAGATAAAGATTATAATATTGAAGTCAATGATGAAGTAAAGCAATTCATTTTAGAAAACAATTTTAAATCAGCTCATAATGATGAAAGATATATTTATGTGCAATCTTTAAAAAACTTTTGGGATGTTATTAATAAACCAAAAAACAATATAGAAATATTTGACAATATAAGATCTTGGGCTAAAGAAAGAAATTTATATGAGCAAGGCAATCCACATACTCAGTATGTTAAATTAATAGAGGAAGCAGGTGAGTTAGCTCAATCAATGTTAAAACAAGACTACTCAGAAATACAAGATGCAATTGGAGATATGGTTGTTGTATTAACTAATTTAGCTCATTTACAATCTTTAAAAATTGAAGACTGTATATATTCTGCTTATGACGAAATAAAAAACCGCAAAGGTAAGATGCAAAACGGAACATTTGTAAAAGAAAAATGATACTACTTATTGATGCAGATAGTTTAGTTTACGCTTCTTGTTTAAGAGCTAAAAGTGAAAATGGCTATAAGTTTTATACAAATATAGAAGACTGTATAGCTAAGTTTGATGAGCAATATATGAAAATAGTTAATGACTTAGAGGAATTATATGATATTGAAAAAATATACACATTTAATAATTCAAAGGGCAATTTTAGAAAGCTTTTAACTAAAACATATAAAGCTAATAGAAATGATACAGAACTTCCACCCTTATTATCCCAAATGCATGATTTCGTAAGAAAAGAGTATAATGGCTTATTTGCTTATGGTGTAGAAACTGATGATATAGTTGCTAAATATTGGTATGATATATCTAATGAAGTTGGTAGAGATAAAGTGATGATTGTTTCTATAGATAAAGACTATAAGCAATTTCCTTGTTTATTATACAATTATCATTATAAACACAGAAAAGTATATGACATAAGTAAACAAGAAGCTTTGTATAATTTTTATGAACAAATGATAATAGGAGACGGAGCAGACAATGTAAATTATTTTAAAGGCAAAGGAAAAGCTTACGCTAAAAAACTTTATAGCGGTTGTAACAATAAATTTTGTTATGTAAAAAACTTATATAACTTATTTAAAGAAAAATATAGAGGAAAAGCAAAACAAAAATACATTGAATGTTATAATTTACTTAAACTAAGAACACGATTATGAGTATACACTATGAAACAGATAAAGGATTTGATGTTATAGACGTAGCTAAAGCTTATGACTTGAATTTTAATAGAGGAAATATTGTTAAATATATTTGTAGAGCAGGAAAAAAAGATAATGAAATAAAAGACCTAGAAAAGGCTTTAGATTATTTAAACAAAGAAATACAGTATTTAAGAAAAGAACAAAGAGAATGGATAGAGAGGAACAAATAAGCAATAGAAGTTTAAGCTATTTAAAATGTGTTTTAATAAGCCAGTTGTTATTAGACGCAAATGAAGATTTAAAAGGTAGTGTAGCTTATAGACAAAATATAAAATATCAAGTAGAAAAAGCTAATAAATTACTAAAGGAAGTGTATCAAGAAGGATACAATATTGTATATCACAATAACCCAGAAATGTGTACTACTGTTTTAAATAAAATAGATAGTTTAATGCATAAAATAAAAGTAGCTACTATTGATGACCTTGTTATGATAGATGCGTTAGTAGAAAAATATTATGAAAACCAAAAACAAGAAAAATGAAATTTGATTTAAAGATTGAGTATTTAGGAAAAAAGGAAAGCAAACATGATACTGACAAGGATATATATCACTTGACTTTTAAAACTTACAATGCAGAGATAACAGGAAAGTTTGAAAAAAGCGAAATAAGACATTTAATAGAAAAATTAGATAACGCAATAGTATGACATTAGAACAATTACAAGAAGAGCTACAAAAATATTATCAATTTGATATTACTAGCAAGACAAGGAAAAGAGAAGTTGTATATGCTAAAAAAGTATTTTGTAAGATAGGATACGAGATAGGTTATACTTATGACAAAGTAGCACAGAAATTAAATTCAAATCATGACTTAGCTCTATATCATGCTAATAGTATAGACTGCGTAGAAGATAAAGACAAAAGAATATTTGACAAAATAATAGACGACTTTAGCTTACTTGTTCCTAAGTTTAACGTAGATAAAAAACGTAGATTAATAAAAGGTGTAGAAGATAATTTAGAAAAACAAAAAATAAATGAAAAAGCTGATTTATTAAATAAAATAAATAACGTAGTTGTAGAATGGGACAGAGAAACAATACAAGAATTTATAGATACTAGAGTAAAGATCTTCGATAAATCTATAAAGAATAGAGTAAAACCAAAAGAAATTAAAAACATACCTGGAGCTAAACTAGAAAGAAAAGTCAAAAACCCTGTTCTGAGTTAAAATATTTCAAAAATGTTTATATATAAATATGAACAAAACTGAACAACATAAAAAAGCTATTTTATTGGCTTTAGAAAAATCATTAGGTGTAGTCACAGACGCTTGTAAAAAAGTAGGAGTAGGTAGAACAACATTTTATGGTTGGTTAAAAGATGACGAAGAATTTGCTGCTCAAGTTAAAGATATACAAAACATAGCTTTAGACTTTGTTGAATCAAAGTTATTTAAGAACATTAGAGCTGGCAAAACAAGCGAGATGATATTCTACTTAAAAACAAAAGGAAAGTCCCGTGGGTACATTGAGAGACAAGAAATAACTGGTGCTGATGGTTTACCTAATAATTTCAAAGTAGAAATAATTGACAATGCAAAAGGTAAAGACTAACATTGTTTATAGACACCTACTTGATAGCACACAAAAAATAGTAGTAGAACAAGGAGGAACAAGAAGTGGTAAGACTTATAACGTACTTCTGTTTATAATATTTGAATACTGTTTACGTTACCAAAATAAAACCATAACAATTTGTAGAAAAACATTTCCAAGTGTTAGAGCTACAGTAATGAGAGACTTTATAACTATATTAAAGCAATATGGTTTGTATAGAGAAGACTCACATAATAAATCAAATAGCGAATACAAGTTAAATAGCAATCTCATAGAATTTATTAGCGTAGACCAACCACAAAAGATTAGAGGTAGAAAGCGTGATATATTATTCATTAACGAAGCAAACGAATTAGACTTTGAAGACTGGCAACAATTAGTATTTAGAACACAAGAAAAAATAATATTAGACTACAATCCATCAGATGAGTATCACTGGATCTACGATAAGGTGCTCGTAAGGGACGATGTTGAATTTTATAAAACAACATATTTAGACAATCCTTTCTTAGACAAATCTATTATAAAAGAAATAGAACTTTTAAGAGAAACAGACGATCAATATTGGCAGATATATGGACTTGGAGAAAAAGGTATAAGTAAAGCAACAATATTTAATTATGCTGAGGTACCACATATTCCACATGATGCAGAGTTAGTTAGCTATGGAGCAGATGCTGGGTATACTAATGATCCAAGCACTCTAGTTAGTGTTTACAAAAAAGACCATAATCTATATATCAAAGAACATTTGTACCGAACTATGATGACTACAAGAGATCTTAGTGATCACTTTAAGCAAGAAATAGAAAACAAAAGAAGTCCAATATATTTTGACGCTGCAGAACCAAGGTTAATAGACGAATTAAGAAGGATGGGACATAATGTACAACCAAGCTCAAAAGGCAGAGACTCAATAAATGCAGGTATTGACTTATTGAAAAGATATAAGATACATATAACAAGCGATAGTGATAATGCTATTAGAGAATTTAGAAACTATAAATGGTTGGAAGATAAAAGTGGTAAACTAACCAACAAACCAATAGACAAAAATAACCATATTATAGATGCGGTAAGATACGCAACGTATTCAATTATGAGTAGGCCAAACTTCGGTAGATATGCCGTACATTAATACAAAAAAATAATTTAAAAACGTTTATATATTAATAAGTAAAATAATATGAATGTAAATTTAAGAATACCGACAACCTTAAACGAAATAACTTTAGGACAATATCAAGAGTATGCTAAACTTGTAAATCTTACTACTACAGATATACAGACTAAAATGATTGAGATCTTTTGCAATGTACCTTCTATAGTTGTTAGAAACATGAAGGCTACGGATATTGTAGAGATTTGTGATATCATAAATAGTATGTTTGACACTAAGCATCAGTTAATACATAGCTTTAAATTAAATGGAGTTGAATATGGTTTTATTCCTAATTTAGAGGATATGAGTTTTGGTGAATATGTAGACTTAGATACTTTTATAGGTGACAATGATAATTTACATAGAGCAGTAAACGTCTTATATAGACCAATAGAATTAAAAAGAGGAAATAGATATACAATACAAGAATACAATCCTGATAATAACCATATTGCAAAGGACTTCCCATTAGATGCAGTTTTAGGAGCTGTTGTTTTTTTTTACAATTTAGGCAAGGAATTATCGACAGTTATGCTGAACTCTTTGGACAAGAAGAACGAGCAGATCTTAGCGGAGTATCTAACTTCACTTCCAAATGGGGGTGGTACAACTCGATCTATGGACTATCTAACGGAGATATTACAAAATTTGAACATATCACTAAATTAGGTTTGCATGAGTGTTTAACATTTCTAACGTACACTAAAGAGAAAAACGAAATAGAAGCAAGACAAATTAAAAGTAAATTTAACAAATGAGCCAAACAGGAATAAGGGGATTTTACCTACTAACAGAAACTATAAAAGACCAACTACTTGGCGATGTAAATGTAAACACCGTTACAACAGGCGA